CTTGCGGATCTCCCGCCTTCGCTTACGCCGCCGAGATCGCGCGCAACACCCCCAGCGTTGCGAATGCTGCCTCCTACGCAGGCACCGTCCGCGAGCGAAGCCTGGATAGATCGCTGATTGAATTGAGCGTTCGGATCAACGACATCGCTTACGGCGACCAGCCCACGGCGGACAAGGTTGCAGCTGTGCAGGCCGAAGCCCAGGCAGTCGACAGTCAGTCGGCCACTTCCGAGGTGATCAAGGCCGAGGACATCCTTGACGATTACATCGAGGTGCTACAGGCCAGGGCTGATCGGGGGGAGGGTATCGATGGCCTGTCCACCGGCATCGCCGACTTGGACGAGAAGCTCCAAGGGTTGAAGCCCGGCCAGTTGATCATCATCGCGGGCCGTCCAGCCATGGGGAAAACCACTTTGGCCATGAACATCGCGTCCAATGCCGCTATTCGCGAGGGCAAGAGTGTGATGGCGTTCAGTCTCGAAATGGATAACACCGGCCTGATGGACCGTTTCATGGCGTCTGAAGGACGCATACCGCTGCAATTGATCAAGAACGGCAAAGCCCCACACGACTATGGCGCTGAGCTGATGAGCGCTGCAGGAAAGCTCAAAAACTCCAATCTGTACCTTTCGGACCGTGCATCGATGTCGATGAATCGGATGCGCGCTGCTGCGCGTCGTCACAAGCGCCGATACGGCCTGGATCTGATGGTGATCGACTACCTGCAGTTGGTCGACTCCGACTCACGCACGTTCAGTCGCGAGCAAGAAGTCAGCCATATGACGCGCACCGCGAAGCTCATGGCTCGCGAGTTGGGCATCCCGGTGATCCTGCTCAGTCAGCTTTCCCGTAAATGCGAAGAGCGCCCTAACAAACGTCCGCTGTGTTCTGACCTGCGCGAATCCGGCGCCATTGAGCAGGACGCGGACATCATCCTTTTCGTGTATCGCGACGAGGTTTATCACGAGCACTCGGAAGCGAAGGGCATTGCCGAAATCATCATTGGCAAGGGCCGAGACATTGCCGGCGGCACCGTTCGCGCTGCCTTCCTCGGGCAGTACAGCCGATTCGAACAACTGGCTTCGGGATGGGTTGAGCCGTCCAAGCCAGCAAAAGTCACCAGCATGGCTGACCGCTACAAAACAAAGGAAAATTTCTGATGGCTGAGCCTCGCCTTGCCGTTCCGGCACCCACCGAGTACCGCTATGCGGTGTTTTGCTGTTCTTCCAAGCTGGACCTTGGAAGCGCACCAGATCATGCCTTAGCGCTGTTTTTTGATAAGGCCATGGCGATTCGATACGGCGGATGGATGTGGCCGTCGACGTTTGAGGTGATCGACCTTCTTGACCCGGAGGAGGGCGCGTTTTGAGTACCCAAATCAAAACCCTGACGGTGAAGCTGTCGGATGCCGAGATTGTCCGCAACGCCAAGATCGAGCATGTGCGTGACCTGCGCGATGCTGGCCACCCTGCGCTGCACTTTCGTTTTTCCAAGAACCGCGCGCGCGGCTCCTGGTACTTGCTCAACAAGCGTCAATGGCACCGTATTGGCGCCTTTCCCGATCTGAACACCAAGCAGGTGATCGCGGCGCTGCCTGCAGTGCGCCTGCGCGTAGCGGCTGATGGTGCGGCCAGCGTGTCGGGCTGGCTGACCGTCGGCGAGCTGCTCGACTGGTTCGGCGTCCGCATGGCCAAGTCGCGGGCACTGTCTGACAAGCGCCGCGCTGCCATCAAGTCTGCGATCGGCTGCCAGCTCAAGCCGCGGCTGAATGATTTGTTGCTTCGCGAGGTCAACGCCCAGGCCCTTGACCGGTTGCTGATGTGGCCGGTGCAGGCTGAGCTGTCGCTGTCGTATGTTCAGCAGCTGTTTCGTCTGCTTGCGGTGGCCTTTCGTCAGGCGCGTAAGCTGGACCTGATCCCAGTTAACCCGATGGCCGAGCTGAAGTTCAGCAACTTCACGTCGGCGCGCATTCAGCCCAAGCCCGCCCGGTTGCGCGATGTACAGGTACCCGAGTTGGTGACGCTGCTGGCTGAGCGCTTCGACAGCGCGCCAGGTGACGCCATGCTGGCCCTAATGATGCTGTGCCACGGCACCCGGATCGGTGAAACCCGCCAGGCGCGCTGGGCCGATATCACTCTGCCGGAGCGCGAGTGGTTCCTACCGGCGGAACACACCAAGACCAAAACAGAGCTGCGCGTGCCACTCACTGACCAAGTGTGTGCGCTGCTGCGTCGCTACCGTGACCGCCAGACCGCCCAAGGATATGCAGGTGCCTTCCTGTTCCCGTCACGCCGTGGCAAGCCGCTGAGTGATAACCAAGCCAGTGCCGTGTTCACTCGGTTGGGGCAGGGCGCCTGGACCAGTCACGATCTGCGCAAGGTCGCCCGCACCGCCTGGACTGACCTCGGCGTCGACGGCCACATCGGCGAGATGTTGCTGAACCACTCCCTGGGCAAGATCGCTTCCACCTACATCAACACCCAGGCCAAAGAGCAGCGCCGCCTGGCCTTGGTGAAGTGGCACAACTGGTTAGATGCGCGCGGCTTCAAGGCGATTCACACGCAGACAGGCGTTAGATATGAAGATTCGCAAAACCTCGTAGACGCTTTGAACGGCGGGGTCTGCGAGCCAGAACCACAATTTGTTAAGGGCGAGGTATTAAAACGTGCAGAAACGACAGGGGCATGGCTTTAAGCGGGAGCGGATCGAGCTTGAACCCTGCTCGATCTGCAGGGGTAGGGCGGTAGTAGCGGGGGTGTTTTATGAGCTGGTTTGCACGGATTGCAACGGCTCAGGTTGGGTTGTTCTGGGAACCAAGTTGGTGCTTTCTGCCGACGAGCTAGTCACCCAATTGAGTTTCAAATTGCAGCAGGCACAAAGTGAAGTTTTGGCGTTAAAGACTTCTCCAGCACCGATAGGGCCACAGAGCCAATACGAGCAACCAAACCGCCTGGGAGCAGGCGGAACAAATTATACAGGGGATTGAGAGCATGATGATTCGAAAGCCTGCTGGCCGGCCATTGGGGGATACCGAGTACCTGCTTGAGCAGTGGGGCTGGTGGCGGATGGAAGGGGCCGGGATGCCAGGTTACACATCGCCTACTCTCGCGCTGATGCGACAGGCCACCGCTTATCCATCATCGAGCAAGAGTTATTGCATTACTGACGAATGGGCGACGGCTATCGATGGTGCGGTTGCGAGGTTAGCCCAGCGCGATCAGCAGATGGGGGACGTGATCTGGCTGTACTTTGGTGCGAAATGGCCCATGTTGCGAGTAGGAAAGCATTACGGGCTAAGTGAGGGGAAGGCTAGGGAGCTGGTCCGTGCAGGAGTAGCTTGGATTGACTGCGTTGTTTGCCCGATGTATAGCGTGGCATGACGTATTAAATGTATATCTGCCGAGCTCATGTCGGCAGATGTTTAATATTAACTGTGAATATTATCTGATTAATAATTGGCAAAGTCCGGATAAGCAAATAGTCTGCCGGATCGAGCGTCATCTAACCATTTGAATGCTTCTTCTAGTTCGTAAGTGCCAATGATGCTTTCTGCTAGCTCTATGTGTTGCAGAGCAAATAGAGATATCAAAAAATTATCAATGGCATTGCTTTTGCTAAAGATGTGCATGAAGTCATCTTTTAAGTCGACGTTGTGAGCCAAATTGGCTTTAGCTTGAGCGAGATGGATATCGTAGAGTCTGTCATAATACTCAACAAACTCCCTATCCCGTGCGAAGTAAAATAAAGTTTCGATTCCTGCGAGATACTCGGCGTCGACTTCAGTAGTAAACGCATCCCACACTTGTTTTCGTGGGATTGCGCTCGCTAGTATCCTTGCTAGCATGCTTTCTCTGTCAAACATTATTTCAGTGTATGGTTTGTCCTGATCTTTTCGGAAGCCGGGGTTCTCCTTGAACCACTCATCTATAAATCGCAGCAGTTTTTCTTCTGAAATACCTTTGAGCGGGAGCGGGGAGTTGATCATTGGAGCTAGATTGTAGTGGCTTTTAATGATATCCACAGCTTTCGAGAAGTCCCTATTCCCAAGGCCATACTCTTTTTTGATACGATCCTTTACTGTAGTGAATTCCGCATCTCTCCATTTCTCGATTCGTGGTAGCTCTTTTGCAATTCTAAAGATTTCTGGCCGAGATAGTTTTTCTGTAAAGGAGCCTTGATTGTACTCCGAGTGCAGCCAGTTATTGAGTCTGTGAAGTGATTCAAGATTTTTTTCGAGTTCGTTAAACTTCTTCTTAAGAAGTATAAAGTTAATTACGGATATGTCTGTTAAGTGCTTCTGGGAGTCATTGCTAATTGGGTAGCGAAAAGTCTGGCCAGTTGGATCGACTTCTGCAATATCTAAAATGGTTGCTTCTGCTCTTTGGTTTGCGGCTATATATCTTTTGTCGATATTCTCTGATTGTGTTTTGAAAAAGTTCCAAATGATATTGATGTCGTGTGAGCCGGCTGAGTTGAAGTTAAGATTGATTTTTTTGAGTTTGGCAATTTCAATTATTTCATCAATAGCGCCTTTCAGTCTTAATTCTACTGAGTGGCGCATATTGAAGCATACTGGGTAAATAAACTCGTCGACACTGAGATGAATGCTTCGATCATTGATAACCAGGTCAATTAGGATGTTTGCCGCTTTCGAGAAACCATCCGAGTATTCAACATAACTAGGTTGACCGTTGTTACCAACACAGGCGTTCGCCCATGTGGGTTCTGCTCCACGAAAGGTTGGGTTTTTTTTAGTCATCAGCCTGGAAATTTCCTTTTTGGGGGTCTGAGTCTATCTATCGATGCCATTCTAGGGCGGGTTGTGGGGAGCGCATATCCTCAGTGGCTATAAATGAGAAAAAAAGGCTTTTCCGCGCGGAATAGGTCTGTTTTCATTACAGCGTGAACTGCTGTGAACGCAGCGAGACGCTTCCAGAAAACCGGCCATCGAGCCGGTTTTTTTATACCAATTTCAAGCCCTGCACAGTGCGGGGCTTTTTTGTTTTCGGCCCCATGCTTGTCTCCTTGCCTAAAGCGGATGCCAGCGACGTGGAGGCCGATCTATTTGAGGACTCAAGATGAACTCCGAGCATCAGGCGCTGACCGATGTACCTCTGTGGTTGTTGGTTCTGCTGAGCCTTGCCGGTTTGTCTGGTGAAATGCTGCGGGCATCAGGCAGCGACCTGGGCATTCGCCAAATCCTTCAGCGAGTAGCGCTACGTTTTCTCGCGTCTGGCCTGCTGGGTATGGCCACGTTGCTGCTCGCAATGGCTCTTTGGAGCAACCTGTATCTGGCGGCAGGGCTCGGCATCGTTATCGCTGTTATCGGTGCCGATGTTGCGGGTGGACTGTATACGCAGTTCCTCGCGAAGAAGGCGGGAGTTAGCGCCTCGTCGACAGGGCGCAATACGAGCGAACAGTAAACGTTGACTCAAAGTAGGTCCTGTTGGCTTACGCACTGACGGGCATGTTGATTGTCGAGAGCCTGAGGCCTGCCAGGCCTCGGCCGCTACGCATAACGAGGGGTTCAAATGAGTGAGTCTGAAGTTGCTTTTCGTATCGTGGATCGAGCCGGCAATCTGCACCGGCTAAAGGCTGTGCGGTTGGTTACCGAGCATGAGCGCGTGGTGGTGTTCTACAACGCTGCGTGTAGTGAGGTGGCCAGCTTTGTAGAGCCTGTCGCGGTCACTCTGGATTCCGCCGAGTCGCTTAGCCACCTGCCGTTTGTGCAGGGTGAAGCGTGCGCCACGGTCATTCAGTCGACCGATGGCATACCGCCGCCGATTCTCTGGATTACGGTTGCCTCTCTGGCTGCCCTGGTCGCTATGCGGGCTTGCGAGCTTTTCGGGTTCGTAGGCTAGCCGTCTCAATCACCCTGAAGGTGTCCGTATGTTCAAGATCGATTTAGGGTTGGATTCAGCCCCGGTCACTGCGGGCATGCTGGAGCTGGAGAAAAAGCACCTTCCTTTCGTGGCGGCCCTGACCGCGACCCGGCTGGCCCAGCGGGTCAAGGAAGGCACCATTACGGTGATGCGGAAGCGCCTGGATCGGCCAACCCCGACCACGCTGAATAGTCTGTTTGTGAAGATGGCCACCAAGCAGCGTGCCGCTGAAGTCTATTTCAAGGACTCGTGGGCATCTGGCGTGCCTGCCGACACTTACCTGCAGCAAGCGGTAAGCGGTGGGATGCGGCCCCATAAGCGTTTCGAGAAGTCGCTGATAGCGCGCGGCATCATGCGCAGCGGCCAATACGCGGTGCCTACCACGGCTTTCATGAATCAGTACGGCAACGTGTCGCGCGGCACGATGCTGAAGATCCTGTCTGGCCTTGGGGCTGCTGAGTCAGCGCGGGGCTATCAAGCCAATGCCAGTGGCAGCGCCCGAAGCCGCCGCAAGGGCAACGCCCATCGCTTCTTTTCTGGTGAGGTCGACGGTACGCAAGGTGTGTGGGAGCGCAAGTCGATGGGCATGGGTGATGCAGTGCGGCCGGTATTCATCTTCGCTGACTCGGCCCCGCGATATCGCACCATCTTCCCGTTCTTCAAGATCGCCGAGAACATCGTGAAGGCCAACCGGGAAGAGGTGTTCGCCGGTGCCTGGGCTGATGCCATGGCTGGTGCGCGGTGATGTGGATCGCACGGGCGGAATCGTCAAAAAAGGTGAAAAAAAGCCGGTTTTTCGTCATTTTCTTCGACTTTTTGGCTTGACAGCCCCCCGGGGGGCAAAAACCAAAAGGTACTCCCGGACCCCACCCCCTAAGGGGGTAATTCGGGCCCCGCCTTATCGCTATGTATGACCCTTTTCCAGAGGTTGGTTGTTGTTATGTCTTCCAAGATCACCACGATCACGCGGCAGCCGGGTTGGCTGAACAAGAAGAACATGGCCGACAGCCTCGGAATTTCGGTGCAGGCCTTTGATAAATGGGACGTCGCGGCAGTC